CGATCAGGAGCAACTATTTTTACTCGAGGATCTTTATAAGTCGGTAGAGAAGATAGAGACGCGGATCGAGGATATGATGCACAACAAAGTTAATATACAATTTTTACAAAAACAAACTGAAAAGTTATTAGTTGATGTAGAACAGTTGAAAGATAAGGTAAGAGCCAATGGAAATGGATCGAATCACTAGAAAGCTTTTAAAGTATTTAGAAGACACAGAAAAAAAAGCTAAACAAATGAACTTTACTAAAAAATTAAAAGAAGAAGTAGAGATAGGTGCGAATGGCACACAAAAATATATGATTAAAGAAGGTAAGAACAAAGGTAAAATATTATGATCGAGCATATTGTAGCCCTTCTAATGTTTGTAGGACCTGATATCAAGGAGCATAGAATACAGATTGATCCAAAGACAGGAAAATCTTCTATGTCAATATGTTTAAAACATAAGCGTGAAGCTAATCGGGTACCAAAAGCAAATATAGAATATAAATGTATTAAATCTAAGGCAGAATTAGAAAAAAATATAGATGGATCTTACTCTATAAAAGCATTAATACTAGAGTAATGCCTAGAAAAAAAAGACTTAAATTTGTAGCTGAAGTTGTAAATGGAAAATGTCCAACCTGTGAAGAATTCACGGGATTAGTTTGTATTGGAAGAGATTATTTTAGATGTATGAATTGTGGTGCTGATTTAGAGCAACACGTTAATGGTAAGATAGTTTATTTACCCACTATTACAGCACCCAAAGGTGCTAAACCTTTTGTTAAAGAATGGCTAGACGAAGATGGCTAAAAAGTGGAAAGAACACATGGAACACGAAGCTACGTTCCACAAAACTTCAATTGGACGTAATCCAAGTAAATGTAAAATGAATAAATCTAAACGTAGATCCTGGAAGAAGTACAAGGGCCAGGGACGTTAGATGAAATTTTTACTCACAGTTTTTATCTGCTCTGTTACGGGCGGAGATTGTTACACAAACAAAGAATATCCTAAAACATTTGATAATCATTATGAATGTATGCGTGCTGGATTAGTAGATGCATATGAAATACTGATCGCGGAAGGTAACTTTACCGAAGAACAAATAAACAACTTGCAGTTGTATCCTAAATTTGTCTGTGCACCTATAAAAGACGAAGATAAAATAACTACTTAAGAATCATTCTAAACTGTTTGCCCGTCCCAAGAAAGGGACGAACAAACAAAAGGTGTGAGAAGAGACTTTCTTTTTATATTAAAAAAAATTGTTTGACAAGCACTCATTTGTTGGTATAGATTCCCATATAATGTTACTAACAAAAGAAAGGAAATATGAGAAACTTTAATTACGAAGTAAAAATAGATTTTGGATACTCTACTGGCGGAGGTGGAGCAAATAAAACTAATAAAGAAATACAAGAAGAAGCTTTATGCTTAATGGAACACATTTTAAAAGAAAGAAAAACACAACCAAAATGGTTTAAAATAAAAAAGGAGTATATAAAAAATGGCAGATCCAAATAAATTTAAATCAGTATCTGTACCAATTGATACTTACAAGAAGCTAAACTATTTAGCAGACGGTAAGTTTTTAGATGCACAACTTACAATTAGTAAAACAATTGAAGCACTAGCTTCACGAGCAGCAAAGAAGTTAGGATACAAGAATGGAAAAACAAAAGATTAAGGTGATATGTGATCATTGTAAAGGCAATGGTTATTTAAGAGAGAGTAATGGTTCTTATACCGAAGTACATCAATGCCCTACCTGCAACTCACAAGGTGAGGTAGTGGCAGAGTTGTATGAGCAATTAGTTAATGATAAGATTGTTAACAAAGATACAACTGTTAAAACATTACAAGATTTATTGGTTCAAGTTGATAAGGCTAGACTACAATGAATGACACCGATATTGCCTATATAGCAGGGCTTTTTGATGGTGAGGGGAGTATTAATATAAGACGTGCATTTGAGAAGAAAAAAAAACATAAAAATAAACCAGGATATCGAATGTCTAACTCTATGAGAATTTCTATGGAGATTACCATGACTGATCGTAGCGTTTTAATTTGGTTACATGAAGTTTTAGGGGTTGGAACCTTACGACCTAAAAAAGTAAAAGGTAAAAGAATAGATGGCACTCCTTATCTTAAACAATATAAATGGAGGTGTGTGTTTCGCGATGCGTTTAAGGTTTGTTGTTTATTGTTTCCTTATGCACATACAAAATTAGGTAAAATTACACAAGTGATTGAACACTACACTAGTATTCCTGAAAATGTTGTAACAGATAATGTAGTTAACTTTGAACATTACAAGATGTGGATTAAAAACTAAAGAAAGGATAAATAATGAGAAGACCAAGAAGAGACAAAGAACACATGGCAATACGTAGAAAAAATAACTTTGAAGATCGTTATGCTAAAGGCATACACTTTGACATAAGAAACAAAGGATGTTGCTTTGTAACAATGGAAACTAATGCAGGTACATTAGAAGTTTATATAGATTCTATGGATGGTTTAGAAGATCCACCACACGTTAGTGTAACAGTAGCAAATAGAGGTGGAAAAGAAATACTTTTAAAAGGAGTTATATAATGATTAATATAGAAATAAATAATGATGACAGACAAAAAGCTGTTGAAGTTTTAAAATATAAAAACTTTGGTAACCGTAGTTCCGGATTCAATGGTAACTATGAAAAACAATATACAGGTTTGATTGGAGATTTAACTGTACATCGATTATTAGAAATGGACCCACCTAATTATAATGAAGGTAGAATGGATACCGATATTTTAGTGAATGGTAAAAAGATAGATATAAAATCTATGCTCCGTAAACATGATATGAGAGATAATTGGGTCCATAACTTTGTTGGTTATCAAAAAGAAATGACCAGTGATATTTTATTATTTGTAAATATTAATCGTAATACGAAGACGGTACAACTTTGTGGTTGGTTAGATAAGAAAAATTTTTTAGAGACAGCTGACTTTTATAATAAGGGAGATCTTCGAACAAGGGATGATGGAACTTCTTTTAAAACACACGCTCCACTTTACGAAATAAAACAAGAAAAGTTAAATAAACTTAACAATATCAATGATTTAAAGAACATATGAAAAGAGAGAATAAATTTATATACCCAAAGACGGTACGCGAAGCGATAGAAGGTCGACGTCATTATAATATTAATGATAAAGAAAAGTTACCAAGTGTTACAACTATATTATCCGCAACCGAACCGGCCGAGAAGAAAGAAGGATTAAAAAGGTGGCGTGAGAAGATGGGAGAAGACAACGCGACGCGAATCGTGGATGAGTCTGCTGCACGGGGGACCGCGATGCACAAGATTCTTGAAATGTATATATTAGATAAAGGTTATTTAGATGAGACTAGCGTTGGAAAACAGGCTCATAACATGGCTGTAAGGGTCATAGAGCAGGGTCTATGCAATGTACCCTTGTACTATGGCACAGAATGTACTTTGTATTATCCTGGTCTGTATGCGGGGCAAACTGATCTCGTTGGGGTACACAAAGGTAGTGATGCTATTATAGATTTTAAACAAACGAACAAACCGAAGCGCCGAGAGTGGATCGGGGATTATTGTCTTCAATTGGCGGCCTACGCTATGGCCCACAATTTTATATACAAAACAGAAATTACCAAAGGTGTGGTGATGATGTGTAGTAAAGATAATTACTACCAGGAATTCGTTATTGAAGGTAAGGAGTTCCAAAAATATAAACACGACTTTTTAAGGAGGGTTGATGAATATTATAGACAAAGACATCAAGCAGTTGGATAGTATTGCAAATGCATACAATAAAACTGAAGGTGAGATGAAAAAGATGTGGAAGGAAAAGTGGTATAAACTTGTCAAGAATGTGGCAAGGAGACACAACGAAATGTATCCGGAAAAAAGAAAAGAAGATAGATTAAACAAATGAGATTAAGAGATTTACAACAAATATTAGATCAGTTTACCAAGGGACAAAAAGGTACCATGATATCTGATTGTCCAGTTTATATTGAGACTATGACAGGACATTTGGAAGATGTTAGACGTATTGAAATACAAGAGAGTAATATAATTGGAGATGCAAACCCGGCTAGACTTGTAATTAAAGCAGATAAAAATGAATTATTTAGATCAAGAACATTTAAACAAAGTTAAAAGGTTCCCTGGGACTGGGGTGAAAGCGAGAGTGGAAGCCCCACAAAATTATGAAAAAAGTAATAGTACAAAGTAAAGATATAACACCAAAACAATGGTCTAATTTTATATTAGAGTTAAATTTAATTAAAAAAGCCTGGAAACCTTATGCAACAATAGAATTACAAGGCAAAGGTGTTAAAAAAATAATAATAAATGGTACAAAAAGCTACAAAGTTTAGAATTATTCTAAACTGTGCCATACATAAGTGGAATTCTAGGGTAATTTTTTTTTTTTTGAGAAAAAAAAAG